ACAGCACATGGCATTGTATGATGCACATGGAAACAGATTTGCATATAAACCTTTAGTAAGGGAAAGACATGGTCAAACTTAATGGTAAAGCAGTAAAAGCAAAAGTACGAGCAACTCGTAATCCGCTGTTTGGTGATGAAAAGTACACTGGCAGCGAACCGGCCTGGGACACCGAACGTGCCCTGGCCATGCCCAAAGAGCAGTTCGAGCATCATCTACGCCAAAGTTTTTACTACTACAATTATTTTTACAATCAAAAAGATCTTAAAAAATATGTAGTTGAGTGGTTGAAAAACAATCATGAGTTCACCAAAGAAGAAGTTAAACTCTATGAACGTAGCCCAGACCGTGCTACAGAAATGACAGTTTGTAGTTTGATTATGGCACACCGCCAAGGTATGCCGTTGTTGGCCGAGCACATCACTTATATTGATTCTGCAATTGAACGTGCTATTAAATTTTCTGTGCCCGAAGAAGTGGTAGTAGAAGAAAAGCCCAAGGCCTACGTTCCTACTATTCAAGACCGTTTGAATGAAAAAACCAGTGAAACTATTGGCGAACTCGAAGGACACTACGACGAGTTTATTGCTAACCCTAAGTATCAATTTAAACCCTATGACTTCTTGGTTGCTAATAATGTTCCGCAGAGTCAACTGAGCAAGTACGAAGTATTGTTTCAAGATCGTTTTAACGAGCTTAAAGCGGCATTTGAAAAACAAGACGAACAGTTGGTTGAAGGTTACAGCCACTACAAAGCCGCTGACTTCAAGCGTATCTTTACTTTTATTGATCAAATCCTGAATGATATTATTCAGTATCGTGGTGTCAAGAAAGCTACTAAGAAAGTTCGTGCTCCACGTAGCGTAAGCAAAGAAAAGCAAGTTGCCAAACTCAAATACGCCAAAGAAGACAAGTCGCTTAAAATTGTTTCAGTTAATCCAGCAGATATTGTTGGCGCACAAGAACTTTGGGTTTACAATGTTAAAACCCGTAAGCTGGGCAAATATATTGCAGATAGCCTACAAGGGCCATTGAGTGTTAAAGGTACCACAATCACTGGCTATGACGAACATAAATCCATTACTAAAACACTTCGTAAACCCGAAGAAAAGTTGCGTGAGTTTACCAAGGCTACCAAGGTAGAATTACGCAAGTTTATGGATGGTATCAAAGCTACAGAAACCAAGCTCAACGGGCGTATTAGTGCAGACGTAGTATTGCTTAAGACAGCATGATATATAAATACTGTATAACGGACTAATACAATGGCTGAATACAGTATTCCAAATACCACACCCCAAAAAGACAGTAACTTAACAGCGTTTGGTAGCTTACCAACGAAAAGTCTTTACGACCCTAATGCAGGAACAGGTCCGGGTCCTATACAGTTTGATCCAAACTCTCTTCCTACAAGCGATGCTAAACGTGCTGAAATTACCGACTACATTCGTATGCGTTTAGGTGATGGCATTGTTGATGTTGAGTTAGATAAAGAACACTACGAGATGGGTATCAAGCAAGCGTTGGTTAAATATCGCCAACGTGCTCAGAACTCTGTAGAAGAAAGTTATGCGTTCCTGGACCTATTGCCAGAAACACAAGAGTATATACTACCGCCAGAAATTCAAAACGTTCGTGCTTGTTTCCGTCGTGGTATCGGCAGCGTTACAGGAACAACAGCAAGCCAATTTGAACCATTTGCATCGGGCTACTTAAACACTTATATGTTGGTAGCTGGTCGTGTAGGCGGATTAACCAACTACGAATTGTTTGTTGACTATCAAAAGTTAGCCATGCGTATGTTTGGTGGCTTTATGAACTTTACATTTAACCCAACTACTAAAAAATTAACCATCGTTCGCAAGATGCCACATGGTTATGCTGGTAATACAAACGACGCTGGTCAAAACCCATATGAATCTGTGCTACTTTGGATTTACAATACCAAACCAGATCAAATGATTTTTAGCGACACTTATGCTTTCCCTTGGATCCAGGAGTACGCATATAGTTTCTGTAAACGTATCATTGGCGAAGCACGTAGTAAGTTTGCTCAAATTGCCGGACCACAAGGCGGTACAAGCCTAAACGGTGATGCTCTCAAACAAGAAGCCAATGCTGAAATGGAAACATTAGAAAATGAGTTACGCCAGTACGTTGATGGTAGCCAACCATTAACTTGGATAACTGGATAGTTGACATTATTCAAAAATTATGTAAAAATAGCCCTTATAACAGAGGGCTTTTTTATGATCATCGGCGTTTGCGGGTTTATTGGTTCAGGTAAAGACACTATTGCTGACTACTTAGTTGGCTTCCATGGCTATAGACGTGATAGCTTTGCTGGCACACTTAAAGATGCAGTGGCCGCTGTATTTGGCTGGGACCGAGAGCTACTCGAAGGCCGCACTCCCGAAGCCAGGGCCTGGCGCGAACAAGTGGATCCATGGTGGGCTAATCGACTCAACATGCCTGGCCTAACCCCACGTTGGGTCTTACAATATTGGGGCACCGAAGTTTGTCGTAAAGCGTTCCATGATGATATTTGGATTGCTGCTTTAGAAGCTCGCCTAAGTCGTCGTAGCGATAATACTGTTATTAGCGATGTTAGATTCCCCAACGAAATTCAAAGTATTCGTCGTGCTGGCGGACGAATTGTCTGGGTTAAACGTGGCCCGTTACCCGAGTGGTACGACTTAGCTGTTGAATCAAATCTTGGTGGCTTTGATCATATGAAAACAGCATATCCTGATGTACACGTTAGCGAAACTGCTTGGATTGGTACAGAGTTTGATTATGAAATTGACAACAACGGTACTATTGAAGAGCTGTATACTAACATTAAAAATCTGGTGCAAGCGGCGCCGGCTTCCAGCTCAACCGGGATTTATAAACCTCTTGCTGACAGTTTAAACATATAGTTTTTAAATTAAGCCAGTTGTTGTTTTTTAAATTTCCGTCTACATAAAATACACCCAGTTGTTCTGGGTGTTTTGCTTTAAACCCACATCTTTCGCAAACGGTCTTTTTAGTATATCCAGCTCGATGCCAGGCTGGTGGTGCTATACGTACTCTCTTGCCTTTTCGATTACATACGTCGCAATGTGATCGGTAGTGCGTTACCAATCCTTTGCGATAATTAATAGCAACAGGTCTTTGGTTACAAGTAGGGCATAATTTACGTTCTGACATGGTGTATTTACCCACAAACCTTTGCAAAGGGCATCATAACCACCCAAAAATTATCAATACATATAAATATCAATAACAAGTATTTAAAAGGAACATTACTATGGCATTAGTATCCCCAGGCGTAAGCATAACAGTAACAGACCAGAGCCAGTACGTATCATCAGCGATTGGTACAGTACCTCTTGTCGTTCTTGCTACAGCACAAGACAAATTAAATCCAAGTGGTACAGTAGCTACAGGTACAACAAAAGCTAACGCAGACAAACTGCAAATATTTACAAGTCAACGTGATTTGATCACGGCACTTGGTTATCCAACATTCTTACAAAGTTCGGCTGGCACACCATTGCATGGTAATGAACTAAACGAATATGGTTTAATGGCAGCTTACTCAGCATTGGGCTTGGGCAACCAACTATATGCTATTCGTGCCGACATTGATCTAAACGCTTTACACGGAACAAGTGTACGTCCAACAGGTAAAGTTATGGACGGTACATATTGGTTAGATTTAGCAGACACTACATGGGGTATCTATGAGTGGTCAGCTGATACACAGAGCTTTACAAACCAACAGCCAATTTTAATTACATCTGCAGGTGACGTAGACACAGCAGATGCTACAGCCATTTACAATGGTACAGCAATTACATTAGCAGCAGAACCAAAGCCAAAGAACAGCATTGGTGCAGTTGGACAATATGCTATTGTTACAACACCTAACACAGCTGGTGCATACAACAATAGAGTATATCACAAAGGTTCAGACAATGCATGGAAATTAGTAGGTTCTAAAGAATGGCAAAACGATTTGCCAGTGGCAACCGGCTCAGTTTCAAATCCTACATTTACAAATACTGTAGCAACTGGCGGTAGCATCAACGGAACTACAATTACTTTAACAACTACAAACATTGACTCTGTTATAAGCAGTATCAACGGTCTTGCGATTGCAGGTGTTACGGCTGCTAAGAGAGACAGCAATCTATGTTTGTTTGCTAACGATCTTGCCAGCAGTGGTACTGGTGTATTATCAATCGTTGAAGCAGCAACCGTAGTTTCAAACTCTTTATGGGTACAAGCTGGTATTATTACCCCAGCACAATTCGTATCCGGTGGTACCTACAGATTCTATGCTCCACAGATTCAATTCAGCAACTATGCTGGTGTACCTGCTTGGACAATGAACGATTCAGCACCACAAGCCAACGGCGCAGTATGGCTAAAGTCTGGTAAATTGGGCGGTGGCTCAAACTTAGTCTTTAAGAAATACAACGCAACTACTGATACATGGACTACACAGGCTGCTGTAGCAGATACAAGTGAAGGAAATGCCATTAGCGATTTAGACGTTGGTGGTGGTTCACAAATTGGTGTTGGTACATTATTTGTATACGAAGACCAAAACACATATGATGCAACAACAGACAATTTAGGTATTGCTGGCTTTACACCAATGGTTAGAAGCATGCCTGGTGAATTGGCTATTACTGGTGTAACTCCAGGATTTGGTTCAAGCACTGGTACATTTACATTAAAAGCAACAACACCAGGAACAAATACATTTACTACTGTAACTGTAACAGTTTCTGCTGCAACTGCTGCTTCTTTTGTATCGGGCATCCAAGCTGCTGTTGGTACACCTGGTAGCGGTTTACAAGGCTACATTACTGCTTCAGTAAACAGCAGTACAGGTACTATTACAGTTAAACACTTGGCTGGTGGTACAATTATTATGTCTAAGATTGCTGGTCAACCAAACTTGCCATACTTGGCTGGTTTCACATCAGCAGTTGAAGGTGTTAGAAGCTATGGTGGTAACGATTCTACAAACGTAGTTCGTATTTTATCTGGCTTCTCAGCATTAATGTATGAACCTAACATTGATTTACCAGTAGCAGATCCTGCAGATGGTACATTATGGTACGACAGCGATCCTACTATTGTTGATGTTATGATCAACACAGGTACAAAATGGGTTGGCTACAAAACATTAAGTGCAGATGCACGTGGTTATAACTTAACTCGTACAGACGCCAATGGTGTTATTGTTGAATTCACAGCACCAACTACACAAAGCAACGGAACAAGTCCGTTAGTACCAGGTGACTTGTGGTTAGACACAAGCGATTTAGAAAATTGGCCTAAGATGAACCGTTGGAACGGTACAACTTGGGTAGCAATTGACAACAGCGATGCACTAAGCGTTAATGGTATTGTATTTGCTGATGCACGTTGGGATGGCGCATTAAACGGCTTAACCAGCGGCACTACAAACGGTGGTACAACAGATCCAGCAGTTAACACTGAAGATCCAGTAGCATCATTGCTATACAGTAACTATGTTGATTTAGACGCACCTAACCCAGAACTATATCCACGTGGTGTTCTATTGTTTAACACACGTCGTTCGGGTTACAATGTCAAGCGTTATGTAGCTAACTACTTCAACGCAGAATCATTCATGGTTAACGACTATAGCTCTACAACAACATACAACTACGGTGATAAAGTTTACTATGGCTCAACAATTTATGTTTCCAGCCAAAGTAGCAACACAGGTAACACACCTCCAGATATGGCAGCATACTGGTCACCATTGCAAAGTGCTTCTTGGGTAACAGCAAGTGGCTTGAAAAATGATGGTAGCCCAAATGCTGGTCACTATGCACAACGTCATTTAATTGTTTCTGCAATGAATGCCGCAGTTGAAGCCAATACACAAATTCGTGAAGATCAATTTGGATTTAGCTTGTTAGCAGCACCTGGTTACCCAGAGTTGATTACTAACATGGTTGCTCTAAACAACGATCGCAAAAACACAGCGTTCATCATTGGTGATACACCAATGTCGTTGAGCACTAATGTAGTTGATCTAAACAACTGGAGTAACGACACAAACGGTGACGGCTTACCAACAGATGATCCATATTGCGCGGTTTACTGGCCAAGTGCGTTAAGCACAGATTTGTCTGGTAACACAATCATGGTTCCACCAAGCCACATCGCTCTGCGTACATACTTACACAATGACAACTTGGCATATCCATGGTTTGCTCCAGCAGGTTTACGTCGTGGTTTAGTTGACAATGCAACTGACTTAGGTTATGTTGATTACAAAACAGGCGAGTTCTATCGCACTGGTGTAAATCAAGGTCTACGTGATGCATTGTATCAGTTAAAGATTAACCCAATTACAATTCTACCAGGAACTGGTTTAGTTGTTTGGGGTCAGAAGACACGTGATCCAATTGCAGAATCAATGGATCGTGTAAACGTATCTCGCTTAGTAAACTACATCCGTACACTCTTATCAACAGCAACAAACGGCTTCTTGTTTGAACCAAACGATAAGATTACACGTGATCAAGTTGGCGCAGTTATTTCAAATGCCTTAAACGATTTAGTAAGCAAACGTGGTATTTACGACTATGTAGTAGTTTGTGATACAAGTAACAATCCACCAAATGTTATCGCACAAAACCAATTATATATTGATATTGCGATTGCACCTACTAAGGCTATCGAGTTTATCTATATCCCAATTCGTTTAGTTAACCCAACTTCAGGTAAAGCCTAAATAGATAAATAAGAATAACAGGAGAGAATTATATGGCATACGCATCAGCAAGTAACTTTACAGTACCTATTAGTGGTGTAACAAACCAGGGTCTGTTAATGCCTAAATTAAAGTTCCGCTTCCGCGCAACTTTTGCCAATTTTGGTGTAACTACAAGCAAATTAGTAGAACTAACAAAACAGGTAGTAGACATTAAACGTCCAAGCGTACAGTTTGCAGAAATTCCTATTGATGTATACAACAGTAAAGTATACTTACAAGGTAAGCCAGAATGGCAAACAATTACAGTTAATCTACGTGACGATGCTGGTAACAACATTGCACAAATGGTTGGCGAACAAGTACAGAAACAGTTTGACTTCTTAGAGCAAGCGTCAGCAAGCTCTGGTGTTGACTACAAATTTATCATGTACTACGACATGCTTGACGGTGGTAACGCTACTAACAATGGTAGCAATGGACCAACCGTTCTTGAATCTTGGGAATTGGCTGGTTGCTTTATTCAGACAGTTGACTATGGTGACATGAACTATGGTACAAATGAAGCGGCAATGATTGCATTAACAATTCGTTATGATAATGCGATACAAAGCCCAACTGGAGTTGGTGTTGGTACATTGGTTGGTCAAACAATTGGTGCTATCACAGGCTAATCCAGAAGAAACTTTTGGTAACAACAGCCCGGATTTATCCGGGCTTTTTTATGAGCATAAATATTAATATAATAAGGATAGCTCTGTGGCATTCGGCGATTTTTTCCAACAAGTATATCAAGGCACTGGCCTGGGCAATTATGTCAAGGGCTGGAATCACGCCAGTAAAATATTTGTTGATGGCAACTATAGACTTGCGCCAAAGATGGGATTTTTATTCCATGTGGCCTTTGACATCAACCCGGCTATTACTCGACTACCAGCAACAGAAATTTTAGAAGCAGGTATGTTGGTAAAAACCATGCAGTTACCAAAGTATACCATTGATACCAAAACACTCAATGCCTATAATCGTCCTAACATTGTTCAAAATAAAATCAAGTATGATCCTGTAACAATTACCTTCCATGATGACAGCTCGGATGTTATTAGAGATCTCTGGTATGACTATATGAGTTACTACTATAGAGACAGCGATTATACACCAGAAAAATATTTACAAGCAACAAAATATAATGCAATACAAACGGCTGACTGGGGTTTTACTCCGTCAACCTTTACAAGATCTAATACAGGTGCCGATAGATTACTACAGCGTATTCGCATGTACAGTTTGCATCAACGACAGTTTACAGAATACGTATTAATCAATCCTACTATTACAGCCTTCCAACACGGTCAACACCAAAATTCTGGTGATGCCGGTACAATGGAACACACAATGACTGTGTCCTACGAAACAGTTTTATACAACTACGGTACCATTGAATCTGGACAAGACACAGACTTTGCACAGTTACACTATGATAGTACACCAAGCCCATTGGGTATCCCAAGTCTGGCCGGTTCATTGGTTGATTCTCTAACAGGTGGCGCCGGTCTTGGCGGAACACTTGGAACCATTGTTGGTGGCTTAACCGGAACACAACCCAAGACGGGTGATGTTCAATTACCAGGCGGCCGTATTCCATTTACTGGCACTGGTGCAGGTGCTAATAGTGGCATTGGCGGATTACTAAATCAGATTGCCTTGGGTATATCTAAAGGTAATAATCCACTTAAGAACTTAACAGTACCAACGGTAGTGGGTGCTGTAGAACAATCGTTAGGCGGTGGAGCAGGTATCATTGGTCTATTAGGCGGCGGCAACAGCGGAAGTGCTGGTAGTAGTCCCTATTACCTCCAAGGTACAGACCCTTCACAGATACCCAGCATTGATAGTCAATTTTCTGCACCGGGCGCAGCCAATTTTAACTTTGGCGGAGGCGCAAGCAGTAATGGTCTGTCTATTGCTGGCTACGGAAACCCACTTGGTAGTACATTAAATTCAATCACTGGGTTAGCAGGCGGTGCTATTAATTCAGCTATTAACGGGGGAATTAATGCAGCCAGTGGATTTATCAGTACTGGCATAAGTCAGGCTCAAGACCTGATTGCCAGCGGAGCAACTGAAGTGGGCTCATTAGCAAGTAGTGCCGCAGACTCAATTCAGTCGGCATTTAGTCCAGTGGCAGATTCCGGCGACGCACCTACTGGTGATTGGTCAATTTAAAGGATTCAATAAATGTCTACTGTACAAAACTTATCTGCCGTTACTATTAACAATGGTAGTACCACAAAACAATATTTTAACAATCTAACTACTAATCTTGGTACCATTGGCTCTAACCAAGAAGATGCAATCATTGGTTATTTTGAACGTCAAACCGACGGCAATCGTGCTGCGGCAGAGCTTTTAGCCAGTGCGGTTATCTATACAAGTATTGCACAGCAAATTGATCCTATGCAAACATTACAACAGTTTACTCGTTTGCCTAAGGGTGATCTTAATTTATATCTAACAACATTTTTAAATTTAAATCGAGTTGGGACCAGCTTTTTAGCTGTTCGTAACGAACCAATCTTAAACAAATATATTCAACGTTCAATTTTAGCATGAGCAAATACGCCAACGGCTTTTATCAATTATTAAACCCTGAAAAATATGTAGGCAAAAAGACCCCGCATTATCGTTCAAGTTGGGAACATACGTTTATGCGTTTTTGCGACAACAACCCTGCAATATTACAGTGGGCAAACGAAGCTATACACATCAACTATCGTAATCCGTTTACTAATAAAAATACCATTTATGTACCTGATTTTTTTATGGTATATGTTGACTCCAAGGGCCAACAACATGCAGAGCTTATAGAAATTAAACCAGCACATGAAACTACATTAGAAGCTGCCGGCAATAATAAACGTGCCCAAGCAGCCGCTATTCTTAACATGTGTAAATGGCAAGCAGCCAATGCCTATTGTAAAGCCAATAATTTAAAGTTTCGAGTTGTAACTGAAAAAGATATGTTTGCCCAGGGGTCACGCCAATAAATATTGGTATGACTAAAAAATTAGAAGATCTCTTTAACTTACCCAGTGAGAATACCACCGTGGAAGAATCGCAGGCCTTAGTTGCCGAAAACCGCGATATTATCACCCAAGTTGACTCCGCAATCGACAAAATTGATGCCGCATTGCCTGGTGTTAGGGACTTGGAGACCGGTGATAACGAATTAGACGAATTAGCAAAATTAGCACAGAGCAAAGCAGAAGACCTAATGGATTTAGGTATGAATGTAGATCCACGTTTTGCCGGTGTTATATTACAAACAGCCAGCAACATGATGGGGCATGCAATTACAGCTAAAACTGCCAAGTTAGATAAAAAGCTAAAAATGGTACAGTTACAATTAGCCAAGGCCAAATTAGATCACCAAATTGCCAAAGATAATAATACCGGCGAAGACGAGCCGGTAGAGGGCAAAGGTGTTGTATTAGACCGTAATGCACTTTTAGCACAGATACTTGCCAGCCAAAAGAAATAAACACGCATAAATATACCATATAGGACCTATTATTATGATTAAAAATTTTCAATCTTACTTTTTTGAATCAGGCAAGCTGTTTGAGTTCAAAATTAAAATTGCTAATTGTAACGTAGATGCTGACATGTTAGCACGTATTACAGATGCTATTGATGCGTATCAAGTTGAAACAATTAGTAAGCCAAAAAATTTACCAATTCAAGAACATCGCGAATTTGGTAAGTTGGGCCCATGCGAATGTTGCATCATTGACGTAGCTGTTAAGTATCCAACTATCTGCGAACAAATTCGTCAGTTGGTTATTAACCGTGCTCAGATTAAATCTGATTGTGTATTTGTATACACTAATGATCAATACTTGCAAGAAGATGAAGTAGAAGCCAAGATTGTTAGCCAAGGCGAAGATGGTCCTATTATCAATAACCCAGAATTAAAAGACGAACCAGGTTCACAAGAGTTAGTAGGCCAAGGTCGTGTTGCAAGTTTAATTAAAGAATTAAGCGACGCTAAAAATTTAAGTAAGAATTTTGAAGTCAGCGGCGATGACACAAACGCTGATAAAATATTTGTAGGCAAAAAAGGTCAGACTACAAATGATTTACCAACAGGCGATACAAGTCCAGTTGGCACAAACAAACAAGCAGTATCTAATCCAATGAAGGGCCGTTAATCGTGAGCAACAATAACTCTAACAACATTTATAATATTCTTGAAACTTTAGAGGCGTTGGCTCCTAAACAAGAACCAATTCAACAACCAGCCAAGGTCTACGAAAACGTAGAAGCACGTGGTAGTGTTAAAGAAGGTGTAGCACGTATTGAAGCCAAATTGGCTGAAGCATTTGCTACAGAGAAAGCAAAAAATCCTTTTGCTGTTGGCATGGCAGTTGCTAAGAAAAAGGCCGGCATTGAACAAACTCCTGCACACGACTTGCCAAAGAAAGTTGTTACCAAGGCACACGAAATTGGTAAAAAGATTAACGCAGAAGAATGTATGGAATGTGGCATGCCAATGGAAAGTTGTTCTTGCGAACACGAACATATGGATGAAGATAAAAAACACACCGGTACATATGGTACAGAATACTACAAGTCCAAAGACTTTACCGGCGATGATGAGGACGATAAAGACAGCAAGAAGTCTAAAAAAGACAAAGGCGAAAAGAAAACACGCGGTCGTCCTAAAAAAGCTGAAGGTGAAAAGTCCAGCGACAAGTTACCTTTCTCAAGCAAACACAAGATGCCACATGATTTATTTGGTCGTGTAAGTGATAAAGCACACGACAAGGCCAAAGCTGATAAAGGCAAGGACAAAGTTAAAGGTAAAGCGCAGAGTGCCAGCGAAAGCAAATTAGCACAACGCTTTAATGCTATCATGGAAGGCCGTATGATTGATGAAAGCGGCGAAACATTAGAACATATTTTAAATCGTTTCAAACACGAAGTTAAACAGTTTGAACAAGGACACGATATGGATGAAGATCTGTATCATGCTTTGTATGATTACTATTTGGACAATGGTGAAATGCCATATGGTACAGCCAAAGCACGTACCGGCGACCCATACGAATGGATCTCAGATCGATTGAATCAAGAGTTAACAACAGACGAAGCATTTACTCCACAACAGAAAATGCAGATCCCTGCTTACCAACGTAAAGCAACAGGTGATGCAGATTGGATGATTAAACAAGGTGACCTTGACGCTGTTAAAGCAGACAACATAAGTTCACGTGAAGGATTGGCTAAACTTGCCAGAGATACTGGTATTAGTCATGACTCAGACATTGGCGAGGACGTAACAATGGAATCAGAATTAAATGAATTAGCTAAATTAGCCGGTTTAAAAATTGCCGATGAGGGCAATGCGTTTACTGGTAAATTAGCCAAGACTGAAAAAGGTGATGAATTTGATTTGGATGGTAAAACATACAAAGATACTTCAAACTTAGACGAAGGCACTTGCCCTACTTGCAATGCTAAACCATGTGCATGTAACGAAGGCAATGAGTTTAGCGGTGCATTAGCTAAAGCCAAAATGCAACACAAAGATAGCTTTGAAGTTGACGGCAAAGAATATCCAGTTAAAGAAAGCGTAACTACATTAAAAGATATTGCTTCATTGGCTGGTATTGCTACCGAAGGCAAAGACTATGGCGATACAGATTTTGAAGAGCCAGCTAAATTAGATAACACACCAGAAGAAGAAATTGAAGATGCTGATGTGATGTTAAAAGGTGGCGACGGTGAAGTTGCTGGTAAAGAAAAGAAAATGAGCAAAAATGGTGCTGCTCGCTTTAGCGACAACCCAATGGAATCATTAAGCCGTAGTTTGATGAAACAATACGAAAGCATCAAAATTCAAAAATGAAAATAAAAGATATCATCTTTGAAAGTAAAAGCCAAGTTGGTGATGATGCTAACAACGATGGTATCCCCGATAGCCATCAATCGGCAACTCCAGGCCTACGTAGTCATCATAAGTTAGATAACTCAAGTCCATATCATCCTTGGCGTTTTGCTGCCTACTTTTTAGGTGGTGCTGGCGATGGCAAATATGAACATGAGCCAAACAAAGATGGCCCAAATGGTCAAAGTTTGATTGCTGCTGCCTACAGCGAAGGCGAACGTGCTATACTTGATCAAGCCGCTAAAGCATTTGGTTGGGAAGCTAATCACACCAAGCTAACACCAGATGGATCAACAGAAGTTGACACAGTACACAAAGTTAGTCCTGTGCGTGTACGTACAAAAAAATGAAAGAATATCGAATAACATCAGCGGACTTTGTCTCACCAGGTGAAACAGGTGAAGCTGATGCTATTATGGATTCAAAAGATTTAGCAGAGTTGCGTAAGTTAGCCGGACTTAGTGGTTTGTTTGAGGACTACTATAGTGCTGGCGGACATGACCCTGCAATAGACACACCAAACAGTTCCGATCAAGCATCAATGAGTCCAGTGGGCAGTAATATAAGTATCACTGGCATGGAAAAACGCAAGATGGAAAAAGAGAACCACATACAACCTGGTAGTCCAGAGTGGTTCAGACTATGGTTCTCTAAGCCTTACTTAACAGGCGAAAAGCCAATTGGTGATGCACCTGCTCCTCGAGTAGCTCGTGACATTAACCGTTGGAAAGATTAGGCAACAGCCTTTAACACTCCCAAATATTTGTTCCACGCTTCATCCTTGACAGTAAATGGCATTGTTTTCCATTTACTAACCAACGAATAATAATCAGGACGATATGGAGCAATTTTAGGTTTAATTAATTTACTGCCTTTATGATGATTGCAGGCTTTACAACTGGTTACACAGTTAGTCCAGACAGTCTTGCCGCCAGCACTTCGCGGAACGACATGATCGATTGTTAGTTCTTCGTAGTCAAAAACATCTTCGCAGTATTGGCATTTAAACAAATCGCGCATGTACAAGTTATAACGGCTAAACTTAACAGACTTTTTGTAATGGAAGTAATCTTTAGTCACGCAGACGCTGGGAACATTTAAGGCTAAACGTTCTGAGTGTACTATCCAATTTGGGTATGTTTCGAGCACGTGAACGCGGCCCAGATACATTAGTTTGATAGCGTGTTGCCAATTAATAACACTTAAAGGTAATACACTAATTGGCTCGTAATTAGAATTTAGTAGTAGTGTGTCTGACATTAAATATACTTATATGAGTAATTATTACAAATGGCTAAAAGTTTAGAAGGCGTATTAGTTAAACCCGCTAACCGAAAGGAAAGCTACACAGAACAGCAAATTATAGAATTTGCAAAGTGTGCCGATCCTGTCACGGGCCCGGAATACTTCATGGATCATTATTTTTACATCCAGCATCCTACCAAGGGTAAAATGCTGTATCATCCATTTGAGTATCAAAAGAAACTAATACATACATATCACAATTATAGATTCTCTGTGAGTCTAATGCCAAGACAAACGGGCAAAACAACCAGTGCCGCGGGCTACTTATTATGGTATGCTATGTTTCACCCAGATTCAACTATTCTAATCGCCGCACACAAATACACAGGCGCACAGGAAATTATGCAACGTATTCGTTATGCATATGAACTGTGCCCAGACTTTATACGTGCCGGTAGCACCAGCTACAACAAAGGTAGTATAGAATTTGAAAACGGATCACGTATTGTTAGCCAGACAACAACAGAAACAACAGGTCGTGGTATGTCTATTACACTACTATACTGTGACGAGTTTGCATTCGTAAGACCCACTATTGCCAAAGAATTCTGGACTTCTATTTCTCCTACACTAAGCACTGGTGGTAAAGCTATTATTACATCAACTCCAAACTCAGACGAAGATCAGTTTGCGTTAATCTGGAAACAGGCCAACAAAAACGTTGATGAATTTGGCAACGAAACAGACCTGGGCATCAATGGATTTAAACCATACCAAGCAAGTTGGGATGAACACCCAGACCGCGACGAACAGTGGAAACAAGAAGAAATTGGCCGTATCGGTGAAGAACGTTTTAGACGTGAACACGGCTGTGAATTTTTGATCTATGACGAAACACTGATTAATCCTACAACATTGATTGAGTTAGCCGGCATCGATCCAATTGAACGACAAGGGCAGGTACGTTGGTATAAAAAGCCCAAAAACGGTAACATATATGCTGTTGCCTGGGATCCAAGTTTGGGCACAGGCGGAGACCCTGCTGCTATACAGATCATTGAATTGCCAAGTATGATGCAAGTCGGCGAATGGCAACACAATAAAACTTCTATACAAAGACAAACAAGAATATTGCAAGAAATTAATCAATATTTGTATGATTGTGTTGGCGCCGACGCAGACATATACTACAGCGTAGAAAATAATACCCTGGGCGAAGCAGCTCTAATAGAGGTCAGTCATATTGGCGAAGAAAATATACATGGGTACTTCTTAAGCGAGCCTATACGCACAGGACACAGTAGAATGTACCGCAAAGGATTTACTACAACAAATAAAAGCAAAATTGCTGCTTGTAGCAAATTGAAAAACTGGATAGAAACTAAAAAATTAACTTTAGCCAGCAAAAATATAATCAGCGAACTTAAAACATTTGTAGCTCATGGCACAAGTTTTGCGGCTAAAATAGGCGAAACAGACGACTTAGTTATGGCAATGATATTGGCTGTGCGTATGATACAGGTTATACAGGGATTTGATGCTACAATTGATGATCGTTTGCGTACACAAGACGAAACAATAGACCCTATGCCGTTTATAATGGTCAGCTAAATACATTACTATGCGTGAAATTGAAAATATAGCCTCAGCACTTTTTGACAAAATTCGTACCAGATTTGACAATGTTAATTTGGGCGACGAAAAATCTAAAGCCACCACTGATCCAGAAAAAGCCAGATTCATTAACTTTGACTACGAAGTCGACGGCCGTAAAGTTGGCAATATTACAGTGAGCTTGATTGACGAAGCAAGTTTAAAAGTCTACTATAGTACAAACATTGTCGATCGTATCAAACGAATTGATGATGAAAATGACGACGGCGAAACTTCCGCAGAACATGATTGGTACAAATTTTTACAAAGCCTACGTGGATTTGCCAAACGAAACCTATTAGGTTTTGATGCACGTGATATTGCCAAGAGCAATTTACAGTTAAAAGATATTAAACAGCAATCCAAAGCAGATTCAACATATTCGGCTGATGAAATTACAGTTTCAGAAAGTCGTATGTTTGGCACAAGCCGTAGCAGTTACCAAGAATGTGGTCCTGTTAGAATTATTGTTCGTCACAGTGATAATGTTGATGAAACTAAACGTGGCGCTCGTAGTCGTAATGTAGATGCTGTATTCATTGAAACACACTTAGGTGAACGCTTCTTATTACCATTTAAAAACCTACACGGTGCTCGTGCAATGGCACAACATTGCAGTCAAGGCGGACGCATTGATGACGAATTGGGCGAAGGTATTTGTGGCATGGTTAGTGAAATGTCTGCAATGAGTCATTTTGTTCGCGAAGCTAAACGTCGTCAATTTGAAGATGCAGAAACAAGTCAAATGGCGCAGGCCGCAGTACAACACTATTCAGAATTAAAAAATCAATTACGTCACATTGGTGGACGTCGAGGTTACGATAGCTATAAAGAATGCTATATGCCTATGTCAGACATTGAAGAAGATGTGGATGTTGCAGCATTACGTGAACGTTTTGTTAAAAAAGTTTACAACGATAAATTTGACGAAGCACTACCATATGTATATCGTGCTTACAAAAATCAAAAAGCTCGTCAAGAAAATGCAATGGCAGAAGAATTTGAATCGTGGGCCCACGAAGTTACCGAAGGTACCTGGGCTGCACCAGACGATGATATTGACAATAAAGAATTAGATAAAGTAATGAGTAAGCCAACATTACGTGTTGGAGATCACGGCGATGATGCAATAGGACAACTATACAATATCATCGGCGACGACGAACTATACGATAAAATCTCCGCACGAGCAGAACAAGAAGGTCCAGATGCTGATTGCAAAATGGATGTAGTTGAGTGGTTACATGATCACGGTTACCCAGATCTGGCAGAAAAGTATAATCCACAGTATACTCAAGACCAATCACCGTTGGCAGCACAAGACCAAGCACTACAACAACAGCAACAAGATATTGCTACTAATCAAGCATATGGTGCCAGCACACAAGATCCAAGTGCTATTAAACCAGCTGCCGAATCAGCAGACCCTTTAGACTTTATTCGAAGTTTGGCCGGCATTAAAAAATAATCAATGAAAATAACTTCTGTAGACAATACCAACAGATTGTTTTTGGTAGAAGATGTTCTACCGTTGGATCTGGTTGACAAAATATTACATCAAGACTGGATTAATTTGCCCTGGAATGATCAGGATGGGCAAGAAATGTGGTTACGTAGATCAATTAATTTTAGTAACAATCCTTTACTACAACAAGCTACCCAAGAATTAAAAAATACATATCGGCAAGTTGAAGAAGCCTGTGGCATCACCGTAGCCAATGCAGACTATATTAATACATCTTGGTGGGTAGACGAACCTACATTTTTTGTTCCTATACACACAGACGGGCATCTACCTGCTACCATGCAACTATTTTGGCATGCTAACAACGAAACATTAGGTACAAAGTTTTACAATTCAAAAAGCCGCACAGACATAAGATATGATTTTCCGTTCCGTCCTAATTCTGGATATGTTATGTTAAACGGATTGAATCCCGACGGCAGTCAACCATTACAGTGGCACGGACTATTAAACAAAGTGCCCGAAAACTCATATCGCCTTACCAGCTATACTATTTTTAACGAATATTTGGTTCGGTAAATTAATTTACAAAAATTCATTGACATCATAAATATATATGTTATACAATAGCCTTGTGCTTGCGTATATCCAGGCAAATTTAAAGACCATCTTATTATAAAGGAAACTTATCATGGCAATGACATTAGCAGAAATTAGAGCAAAGTTACAAGCATCAGAAGGCCGTAAAACCGGCGAATCACAAAGCCAGGGCGATAATGCAATTTACGCACACTGGAACATCGCAGAAAACACCACAGCAAGAGTAAGATTTTTACCAGACGGTAACGCAAGCAATTCATTCTTTTGGGTTGAACGTGCAATGATCAAGCTGCCATTTGCTGGCGTAAAAGGCCAAGCAGATTCGAAGCCAGTGGTTGTACAAGTACCTTGTGTTGAAATGTATGGACAAGCATGTCCAATTTTAGCAGAAGTGCGTACATGGTTTAAAGATCCTAACTTAGAAGAAATGGGTCGTAAGTATTGGAAGAAACGTAGTTATTTGTTCCAAGGCTTTGTTCGCGAGAATCCACTTGGCGATGATAAGACTCCATCAAACCCAATTCGTAGATTTGTTATTAGCCCACAGATCTTTAATTTGATCAAGAACGCACTAATGGATCCAGAAATGGAAAACTTGCCAACAGATTACCAAGCGGGTCTTGATTTTAATATCAAGAAAACCAGCAAAGGTGGTTATGCAGACTACAACACCAGTACATGGTCGCGTAAAGAATCTGCATTAACAGCAGACGAAGCTGCAGCAATTGAAGAATTTGGCTTACACAATTTGTCAGACTTCTTGCCAAAGCAACCAAGCGAAACAGAACTTAAAGTTATCAAAGAAATGTTTGAAGCATCAGTTGATGGTCAACCATATGATGCAGACAAATGGGGTGCTTATTACAAACCATACGGTTTGGATACACCTAACGCTAAACCAGCAGCAGCTACGAGCACACCTGCTCCAGCCGCAGTAGTAGAACCAGATGAAGATGACACACCTGCTCCAACAGCCCCAGTAGCCGCTCCGGCCGCTGAAGCTAAACCAAGCAGTCAACGTGCCGAAGACATTCTGGCAATGATCAGAAACCGTAAAACGCAATAATGCTTGTGTCTGGGTAGGGCTTACGGTCCCTACCCTTTTTCTATGCTGAGTTATTTAGATCCCATCCTCTTTCCCGATGAGTGTGAAATACTTGTCGGTAAGAATGGCCAGCTGATCTATCCAATATTTAAAAATGGTTCCAGCAGTCTTAGAGCCGACCATCCAGAATTAGTTCCCCGAGATCAATTACAAACTCGGGTGGCACAGGTACAGGTATATGTACGTGAACCTTTTGAACGTTATGTCAGTGGAGTACAAACCTATCTAAAAAACAATCCTCATTTGGATCGTGCAACAGCATTGACAATGATAGATCAATACTTGTTCTTAGATAGACATTTTGCCCTACAGTTCCATTGGTTAGTCAACTTAGTCAGACAAACTAATAATCCTTGGATTACTATTGTACCTTGGACCGAACTAAGCAACGCGACAGAATTAACGTGGAATGTATTAGCACGTGACGAAACACTAACAGACTATTTTAAATCAAACAATAAGTTATGGTATTATTTACAGTTAGATAAAGTATTAACCGAAGACTTTGTTGGACAAACAGCCAAATTTACAGAGATACTGGCACATATAAAAGTTAAATACTCTGACTTATACCAAGAAGTTATTCAAAGAAACAAGGGTTTATGTACTGTCCTCGATTAGACCATTTTGTAAGATTCAATCCCGACAACACAGTTAGTCGGTGCGGCCATATGGTCAATGCTCCACGTTATAACTCATTGGCAGATATGGACGGCAGTAGTTGGTTAGCTAATGTAAAAGAACTTTTTAAATTTGGCACATGGCCGGCAGAATGTATACGCTGTAAAGAAGTTGAACAAAAAACTCCCAGTAGTATAAGAATACACGCTATTGCCGTGGACACATTAGAAACACAAAAAGATTATCTGCAGGTTGGTGGGGTTTTAGATAATGTTTGTAATGCAGCCTGTCAAACCTGTAGTCCAGAGTGTAGTACACGCATTGGTTCATTGCATGGCAAAACGTTTCCCATAGTAGACAATAGTCGTGGATATTGGGCATTACCGCAAGAACGTATTCGCCACTTAGATATCAACGGTGGCGAGCCAAGTTACAGTAAAAATTATAAAAAGATATTAGACAACTTACCACCCAATCTTCGCACACTTAGACTTAATACAAATTGTAATATAGTATTAGAAGAATTAACTGCCATTGCCGAGCGTGGTATTGAAGTTACAGTTACCGCAAGCTGTGACGGCATTGGCGAAGTATTTGAATTTATGCGCTGGCCTATTCGTTGGGACACCTTTTATAAAAACCTAATGCAATATAAAACTATGCCTGTTAAATTAAATTTATGGACAACTGTCAGCGTATTAAATGTCAATAATTTACCTGCCATCCAGGCATTTGCTCAAGAGCACGGTATTGATCATGGCTATGCTTATCTTAAGGAGCCAGCAGTATTAGAAGTTGGCAATACAGATCAGACCAGTATTAACAACTATATACAAGAACAAAAGCGGTTAAGAAATATATAATGTTAAAACCTTTTTTAGAATTAGAATGCCAGGACATAGAAATAATATCTAATAAGATATTAGAGCTTATTGCGGATAAATTTGGGCAAACAAAAGAAGATATCAGCAACATAGATTTAGAATTAATAGCAGAATTACATAATTTATCAAAACCGGTAGTGTTTAATTCAAGATTAGCATATTCAGTAATTAAAATAGATCCTGCAATCACACCAAGAGTCATAGCAAGTTTTACATTTAAAAATGATCCAATACACCTACTAAAATGAAAATAGCAATTACAGGACACACAGCCGGCATTGG